CGGACTCGATGCACGTCACGATCGCCTATACGGGCGATGCGGCGGACGTCGACCCGAAAGCGCTGAAGGCCGTAGCGAAGGCCCTCGCCAGCCGCCCGCCGTTCACCGCGACGGTCAGCGGCCACGCCCGGTTCACCGGCGGCGACCAGGACGTCATCGTCGCCCTCGTCGACTCCCCCGAGCTGGAGACGCTCCGGGCCGATGCCCGCAAGGCGCTCGGCGCGGCAGGCATCGCCGTGCCGTCCGAGCACGGGTTCACCGCCCACCTGTCGATCAGGTACTGCGGGCAGGGCGACGCCGACCCCGTAGGCCGCCTGGCCGCGTTCCCGGTCAAGTTCGGCGCGATCTCGGCGGTCCACGGCAAGAAGCGCACCGACTGCCCGTTCACCGACCCGCTCGCGGAGCAGGCCAGGGAAGCGTATGCGGCAGGGTGGGCGCTCTCCGGCGGCCCCATGACCGACCGGGTGAAAGCCGGGTGCACCGCGGCGGTTGCCCACGCGGTCGAGAACGGCGACGACCCGGGCATCCTCGAAGTCACCCTGCATCTGGGGAAACTGACCGGCACGTGGGCCGAGGTCTACCGGCGGCGCGAGGAACTGACCGCCGTCCACGTCGCGAAGATCACCGTCATCTGGCGGAAGCTCGCGAAACGCCTCGACGCCCGCGCCCTGGCGGAGAAGTACCGCCGCGAGCAGATGCTCCCCGCCGCCGAAACCGACCAGGACGCCGCCCGCCGCAAGACAGAAGCCAGGGACGCCGCCCTCGCCTGGCTCCTGACGATCCTGTCCGACCCGGAGTACGCGGACCTCGAGCAGGCCATCGCAACAGCCCTCGTCGCCGCCCAGGCAGAGGGCAGCACCGCGGCGCTCGCCGTCGCCGCCGACCAGGCCGCCGCCCTCGGGTTCGACTGGGCGCGCGCCTACGACGCCATGCTCGCCGGGCTCGCGTCCCTCGAACGCCAGCCCGGCATCGCCGACGCCACCGTGCAGCAGGTCCTCGGCGGGGCCTCCGCCGACGTCGGCCGGATCCTCGCGGACATGGCCACGTCCGGCGCGACCGACGCGCAGGCCGCCGCCGAGGTCGAGGCCGCCATTGCCGGCGAGGACGTCGCGGCGGTCACCGCCGCCGTCGACAACAGCATGTGGTCCGGGTTCGCGCAGGCGACGCTCGGGCTGTACCAGGCCGAGGGGCTTGACCTCGCGGCCTGGGTCAGTGCCGGAGATGGTCGCGTATGTCCGGTTTGCCAGGATAACGAGGATAACGGGCCGTACGCTCCGGCCGACTTCCCCGCCCTTCCGGCGCACCCGCGCTGCCGGTGCGTAAGCGCGCCCGCGTCGCCTCTTCCCGTCTCGGCCTTCGCCGACTTCCTCATCCCCACCGATTAGGAGGCGCGATGTCGTACGACGACTCCGCACGGCTCATCTGGTCCCTGACCAGCAACCTCCCGGCCACCTCGATCACCACGTCCGGCAACTCCGGTGCTTACACCGCGACCCCGCTGCCGGGCGTGCCCCGCACCGCCGTGGACCTCCGCCGGGTCGACGACCTGTGGCTGTCCGTCAACGCCGCCGCCGGGTCCGGGACCACCGCGACAGTCCAGCTCGACGGCTACGACTCCCAGGGGAACCTGTTCGCCCAGCTCCTCAAGGTCACCCTCGCCTCGTCCCCCGGGCAGGCGGTCGCCTACGCCGGCCGGCACGGCAGCGGGGCGGCCACCTTCCTGGTACTGCCCGAGTACGGGCGGATCTCGTGGACCCTGACCGGCACCATGACCGGCGTCGAGATCGCCCTCTACGGCAGGTAAAAGCCACCCCCTTCCCGTAACCACCAACCCCGCGAAAGGGGCGATCCGCCATGCCAAAGAACCAGGTCGTCACCCAGTACGACGACGCCGGATTCCCGGCCGTCGCCGCCTTCACCGCACCGGTCACCATCGGCACCACGCAGACGGTGAAGGCCGGCCCCGGGCGCCTGCACCGCGTCGTCGTCACCACGGTCACCGCCACCGCGGTTACCACGATCTACGACAACGCCTCTGCCGCGTCGGGGACCCCGCTGTTCGTCGTCCCGATCGGCGCCGCGGTCGGCACCGTCTACACGCCCGACCTGCCCGCCGTGAACGGCATCACCGTCGCGGGCGCCGGCACCGGCGCGATCACCGTCGGCTACTCCTGACCCGCGCCCCGTCCCTGTCCCGTCACCGCCGCAGCCCGCATGAAAGCCGTCTCCCGTGCGGCAGGAAGGGGGCAGCGGCGTGGCTAAGTCGATCGCGTCAGTGTCCGGGGTCGCCATCGTCCCGGGCGTCAGCAAGAACGGGCGCCTCTACACGCGCGAGGTCATCGCCCGGGCGGTAGCCAGGGCGCAGGGCCGCATCGCCGACGGCTCCGACCCGATCACCATCCTGACCCACCATGAGGCCGGCGACGACTCCACCCGGGTCATCGGCCGGATCACCGGCATGTCGGTGACCGAGGACGGATCGGCGCGCTTCAGCGCCGACCTCGCCGACACCCCGCACGCGAAGAACATCGCCGGCCTCGCCGACCCGTCGGGGAAAACCGGGCCGTTCCTGTCGGGGATGAGCATCCGGGGCGCATGGGTCGGCAAGGTCCGCCGCGTCAGGGGACCCGCCGGCGACCCGGTTGAAACAGCCGATGACCTGGAGTTCTTCGGAATCGACCCCACGCACAAGCCCGGCGTCCCCGGTGCCGGGATCGACACGTTCTCGTGGGCGAAGGACGGCGCGACCGAGACCACCGAGCGCGTGCTCATCACCGAGAGCGTCCAGGAGGCGCGCGTGACCATCACCGAGGACGCACCCCCGGTTCCGCAGGGAGTGACGGAGGCGGTCCGCGCACTGCTCCCGCTGGACCTGCCGCACCTGCTGGCCAACGGCCTGTGCGCAACCTGCCCGGGCGTGGCCGAGGCGGCGAAGGACCCGGCGAAGCCGTACGGCGACGTGGTCTACGCCGACAACGGCTACCAGAAGGACGGCAAGAAGCGCTATCCCCTCGATAGCCCTGCTCACGTCCGGAGCGCCTGGTCGTACATCAACCAGGCGAAGAACGCCGCACTGTACACCGACGGCCAGCTCAAGCGGGTCAAGGGCCGCATCAAGGCCGCGATGGGGAAGATCGGCGCGAAGGTCGCCGCCGAGGGCTGGTGCGTTGACCCGGCCGTCGAGGTCACCGAAGCCGTCGCCGAGTACTACGGCGCAGACCCCGAGTGCGCCGGGTCCTACAGCCTGTCCGCCACCAACGGCCCCACGACCGTCACCGTCTGCTCCTACGGCCTGGATCCGGCCGACCTGCAGGTGATCCTCGCTCAGGCGTGCAAGGGCGCGGGCCTGGCCCTGTCGGCGATCGACCCGGACATGGACGGCGACGTCGACGTGGACGGCGACGACCCCGGCGAGTCCGCCGCCGGGCCGGAATCGCCTGCCGCCGAGACCGGCCAGGCCGTCCCCGCCGTCACCGAGACGGCACCCACCGAAGCCCCGGCACCGGAACCGGCTGCCGACCATCAAGGAACGGAGGAGCCCGCGATGAGCGAGCCCACCACAGAGACGGTCGCGCCGGCCCCGGCTGCCGCTTCCGCCGTCCCCGAGGACCTGGTGCTCAAGTACCAGAAGAAGCTGGCGAAGAAGGAGGCCGCGCGGCGTATCGCGGCGGGCGCTCCCGCCGAGTCCGCCCCTGCCGCGTCCGTCACCGAGTCCGACGACGAGCGGATCGCCCGCATCGTGGAGGAGCGCCTCGCCGCCGCGCGTCCCGCCCCGGCCGCCCCCGCCGTCGCCGAGACGGAGGACGAGCGGATCAACCGCATCGTCGGGGAGCGCCTCGTCCGCGAGCGGCAGGACATCACCGCCACCGGCGGCGGCCCCGCCCGCAAGGGCCTCGTCGCCGAGCACGCCGGATCCGCCGCGTCCACCGGGGAGATCCCCGAGAACTACCCGATGAAGGGCGGGGCGATGATCCCGATGGAGGAGTGGACCGAGGACCAGCGGCGCGCCGTCGGCACGCAGCTCGAGCGGCACGTCCTCGGCTCCCGCGCCAGCCAGTAACACCACCGCGGCCCCCTGACCGGGCCGTGCTCCTGAACGAATCCTGACCGCCAGCCCACGGGGCTGGTGCCTGCCGGCGGTGACGGTCCCCCGAAACCAGAGCCACCGGAAGGAAACAACCATGCCCAGCGAGCTTCGCGAGGCACTCACCCTGTCGGGTGTGGGCCCGCTTCTCCCGAAGATCATCGACCCGCTCCTCCTCGAGTACATGAGGCGCATCGCGCCCCTCGTGCGGGCGATCCCGTCGACGAAGTGGGATACGGACCAGTACTACTGGAACAACCGGAACGCGGTCGCGACCGGCGGGTTCGTGTCCGACGGCGGCGCCGCCCCCGTCAGCAACAGCGTGTACGCGCAGTCCAGCTTCCAGATGAAGCACCTCCAGATCGTCGGCGCCGTCACCGGCTACTCCCAGGCGGTCACCCGCATGGTCATCGGGGACCTGCGGCAGACGGAAATCGAGGGCTCCATCCAGGGCCTGCTGTGGGACACCGAGACCGCGATCGACTGGGGCAACTCCGCCTCGACGGTCAACGGGGCCCGCCCGCAGTTCGACGGCCTCGACACGCAGGTCAACGTGTGGTCCGGGGCGAACCAGAACGCCCAGGACAAGGGCGGCAACACGCTCACCACCGCGTTCCTCGACGAGCTCATGGACATGGTGCAGGTCAACGCGGCCATGCCGATCCTCGGCGCGAACTGGATGTTCGTCTGCTCGTCCACGGTGATCAGCAAGGTCGCCCAGCTCATGCAGGGCCAGCAAAGGTTCGCCGACAAGGTCCAGGTCGCCCCCGGCCTCCTCGTCGACTCCTACCGCAACATCCCGATGGTCACCACGTCGTTCCTGGCGCCCCGCAACTACAGCATGGGCACGGTCACCGGCGGGGCGGGCACCGGGGCGCTCCCGGGCGGCCTGTCGGGCCTGACCGGGGCCCTGGCGAACAACACGTACAAGTACGTGCTGGCACCGGTGATCGCCCGCCAGGGCGAGATCCTCCCCTGCGTCGAGGTGTCGCAGGCCACGGGCGGGGCGAACGGGTACGTCACCCTGTCGTTCTCTCAGCCGACCGGGCAGGACGGCGCCCTGCCGATCCTCTACAAGGTGTACCGGACCACGGCGGGCGGCGCGGCGGGCAGCGAGACGTTTTTGGGCTACGTCGACTCCACCGTCGGCCTCGCGGCGGACGGCGTCACCCCCGTGTACGCCACCTGCATCATCGACTCCGGGGCGGCCCTGATCCCCGTCGTCGGCTCCTCGGCGACCACGGTCCCGGGCACCCTCGCCACCACCTACTTCGGCACCA